ATTAAGTACAATGTAATTTCACTAATTAAAAGGAGAAGATCATGGGCGAGAAAAAAACAACTCCCATTACGATCAACGATGTAGAATACACGCTAGAAGACATGAGCGAAGAGCAACAAACTATGATTAATCATGTTGCTGATCTTGACCGCAAAATATCAAGCACTCGATTTAACCTTGACCAACTAAGCGTGGGACGAGAAGCATTTATGAAGTTGCTTACTGAACAGCTTGACGTGGATGAAGAGGTAGAAGAGGAAAGCTAATGGCTACCGTCAAAGAGGCGTTATTAAAACTTGAAGCCCACGAACGTGAATGCGCTGTAAGAATGGAAGCGATAGAAGACAAGTTCAAAGCTATTGAGAAGCGCCTTGATGACGGTTCTGTTAGATTTAAAAAAGCAGAAATGATGGTTTGGGGAATGTATCCTCTGATCATCGGACTGTTTTTAATTGAAAGGTTATCGTAATGGGAATTTTAAGCACTATTTTAGGAAGCGGTGATGTAATAGGCAAGGGCCTTGAGCTTATTGATTCTATGCACACGTCTAAAACTGAAGAAATAGAAGCTAAAACTAAAGCAAAAACAGATTTGTTAACAGCTTATTCTCCATTTAAGATTGCTCAAAGATATCTTGCTTTAATATTTGGCTTTACGTTTGTAAGCTCATACATAATGGTATTGGCTTTATTTTTCCTTGGCAGGGATATTACAGAAGTTCAAGAAATAATCTCTGCGTTTAAAATTGATTGGATAATGTTAACCATCGTAGCGTTTTATTTTGGTGGTGGTGCGTTTGAGGGGGCAAGTAAGGCAAAGAAGCTATGAGATATTTTAAGGTTGAGGATTTTAATTGTCAGGAAACTGGTAACAATGAAATGTCAGAAGAATTCTTATCTAAACTGGACGAACTTAGGCACGTCTGTGGCTTCCCATTTATCATTACAAGCGGTTACAGAGATCCATCCCATAGCATTGAGGCAAGAAAAACAAACGCAGGCAAAAAAGTAGGAACCCATGCCCAAGGGATTGCTAGTGACATACTAATTAATAACGGTAACGAAGCCTACGAGATTATAAAGAACGCTCAGTCAATGGGCTTCAATGGGATAGGGGTAGCTAAGACCTTCATCCATGTCGATACTAGAAAGACTATGCCTGTTATCTGGACTTACTAAGTAAACTTGTCTTCTTAGACTTTCTGAATGCCTTGGCTGTAGGTGCGCCTTTAGACCCAACCTTACGCATCTTCTCACCAGACCCAGCGGCTATTCTCTTTCTCTTAGCGTGTATGTTTGCGTATAAACCTTTCATTATTTCTTCAACATTGATTTCTTTTTGCGGTACTTCTTTCTGCCTGCCTCATCTCGCAAAGCCTGTATAGCTTCCTTAGCTTGCTTATCGGTAAGCGGCATAGAACGCGCATTCTTAGTTTTTGGTTTCTTTGGTCGTCCTACCTTACTACCGTATGTACCCTTACCTTGTGGCATTGTATTCTCCTACCATTTAGATTTGTTAGCCCAGTATGCCGCAGACATCTTACCCTTAGCGATGTTCTTAGCGTGTCGAGCCTTGAATGATTTACGTCTAGCTTTCTGTTTAGCTGACTTAGGATTAGAGCCTGCACCTGATACGCCTTGCTGACCATAGCGAATAGTCTTTACTTGATCACCAGACTTGGCAACAACAACGTGGGATTTTGTTGGATGGTTAGGTGTACGCTTAGGTTTGTTGTAACCAGATACGCCAATTCTTTTTAAGAGACTCTTCTTTTCCATGCTCCGATTATACCAAAAAAAGCCCCCGAAGGGGCAAAACAACATAGGAGGTACAACATTTTTAGGGGGTCTACCAACATCTCGGATCAGCAGAGCTTTTATTCTACACTAAACGTAGGGTGATGCAACCTTAATTCTTCATCTGTGGGTGGTTCAGCAAGAGCCTCTTGTTCAGCCTCTACCTCAGACCAGATTAAATCTATTTCTTCTACTGCATAAGCAGGGAGTGCAGAGCCATACAGCACAGCCTCAAAGATAGAATCCATCTGTATTGGTATATGCTCCATCTTTAACTCAATAGCCTTGTTCCGTAAGTCATTTAAGAAATTACTCATAACAGTCTATCCTCATGGTATTTAATCAAATCATTAAACTCTTTTAACATATCCCTGTAATCAGCAGTGTACAACTTCTTAATCTTTCTCTTGTCTTGGTGCATCTGCCTAACAAAGTCCTCACCGTACATATCAATCATCCATAGAGTGTACTGGCCTTCAGCACTACCCTTGGACATACCAAAAGCGTTACAGCCCTTGCACTGGGGGTGGACATTCTCAACCTCTAATGCCCAGTACGAACTACTACCCTTAGCTATGTAGTGACCACCATCACATTCCTTCCAGTGCATTCTCTTATCACAAGATACACATTGCACCATTCCATATTCATCTGCCGCTGAAATCCTTGCTAACTTTTGGATTGCAGTCAAACACTTAGAACGTAATGTAACAGCCATAAATAACCTCATTTTACCATACCCTGTGGGGTAGATCATATTTATCCCTAAACGAGCTTAGAAAGCTCTACAAGCCCTTTAATCGCCCTTCTAGAACCATTCACGAAGTATACCCTAGCGTTTGTTGTTTTTCTTTCTTTCTTCCCAGAGTTTTTGTTCATCGCTAACCATATTCCACCAACCTTTTGCACACATTCCGATTAGTATAAGCCATGCAATTCCTAATAAAATTTCCATGTTAACTCCTACTCAGTTATGTCTTTTGAAGGAAATGGTATGTGTATACCAGCTCGCTCCACCAAACCCCGATTGATAGCGTCATATACTTTAGCTACTTTGTCAGAGTGTATCTCGGTAGTAGATTCTATGTCATACATAGTGTTTTGAATCTGCTTCCAAAATGTTTTAAATGATTCTTGCGTCCACGGTATCTCAATGTCACCCTTCATAAACTTAGCGTTCATCTGATGGTAGATTCCTGCATCGTTTAACTTCTTAGCCGCCTCTCTGAAGTACACTTCCAGTGCCGCTTGTTGCTTTGGTGATCGTGGCTTGCCAAACGTGTACCGAAAAGTAATGTACTGCTTGTCTTCAAACAACTTATCGACAAACTTCTTAAACAGTTCTTTCTTCTGTTCGGTGTTTACTGTGTACGCTTCACCCATTAGAGTTTCCTTCTTAACCATTGTGCACTTATAAATTCAATGCGGTTCTCAAACTGATTGCCAAGTTCTTTCTTAACAGCCTGACCTCTTGAAGTAGGTCGAACATGGTGTGCAGAGAATGTGTCGTTTCTGCCAATTCTTTTCTGTAGCGCATTAACTTTTAGGCCAGTCATTTTAGATAGTTCAACAAGAGTGTAATCTTTACCAGTCTCAAACCCTTTTTTCTCACCAACAAATTTAATCTTTTTAATCTTTAAAAGTTCTCTATGCTTTCGCATATCAGTTAGCTCGAAGTCTTTATCTCTGCAAGACCCCTTGCCTTTTAACCTAGTAACAACTGTAGATTTAGAAAGACCAAAGGCATCTGCTAGTTCTTGCCATGAGTACATATTCCCAGACGTTAGCTTTTTGTTTTTTCCTTTGTATTCAACAAGTATTGCTTTTTTCATGTAACGCTCCTAGCTAAACATTGCTTTCATTTCATCAAGGGCTTTGCGCCCTGCTTCTTTCGCCACTGACTTATCATGTCCTATAAGCGCGGCAGGTGGCTCGTACTCACGGTGTAATGCTCTCACTCTGTTAGCATCCCTGATCGCACCAATGATAAGATCAAGGTTAGGCCAATCAAAATCAGAGTTTGCATTAGCACGTTGTTCTTTGATAAACACTATGCCCTTGTCTATCTCTTCACGGCTGAACTTCCCAATAGCTGAAGCGTTCATTCTCTTAGCCGCGATTAACATCTCATCAGGGAAAGTCACTGACATCTTCTTCTCGCCAAAGACAACAGATAACAATCCAAACAAGTAATTAGTTGCCTGCTTTTCCTCTGGTGTTCTCTCTGGTTCAGAAGTCGGCTTCGAGGTTAAGCCACTTACTTCCTGCTGTATCAGTTGATTTAGATTTTTCATGTTGTTTCTCCAGTACTTCGTCTTCCCATCGCTTTTGGTTTAAAAAGGTACTCGCGTGTAGGATGTATGATTTATTATCCTTTCGCCATTCACCTTTATCTATGCGCTCTTGTATGTTGTTAGCAATCAATGCCATCAGTTCTTCATTAGGTTGTAACTTTACCCATGCTTTTCTTGCTGATTCCTTTCCTGCTTTTCTAGGGTAGAAATCCCAAAACTGACTAAAATAATCCTTATTATTAACTGTATTATTAAATGTATTATTAATTGTCTTATTATCCTCCATTATTTTATGGGGAGGGTACCCATCATTTTGTGGGGAGGGTATACATTTTTTAATGGGGAGGGTATCCATTATTTTATCCATACCCCCCTCGTTAATTCTTATGTATCTTTTAAGGACTTGCTTAGTACCTTCTTTGTATTCAAGTTGTACTGTAATGTATCCTTTTGTCTTTAGCTGTCCTATCCAACCACTAACTGTCTTAGGGTCTACCTCATAGAGATCAGCAAAGTATTGATTACTAGACCAACAGTAGCCTTCCTTGTTACACAATGCAGTGATCTCTGCGTACAACAATCTAGCCAGTGGCTTCAACGTCTTGTCATACCGCACATCAGCAGTCAGAATAGCAAAATAGGATGGCTTCTCCATTACTCACCTACCGCAATGAACTCTGATACCTTAACTTCACAAGCATTAGCTAGTTTAGTTAGTGTCTTCATGCTGGGAGATCGGTGATTGTTTCTGATCAAACTTAGGGTAGCCAAGTCCAAGCCTGCCTCAACAGCGAGCTGACTTTGATTTAAACTTAACTCATACATAAAATAATCGATTGATTTGTTGATGTCCATGACAACTCCTTGGTAGTGAGCGTGAACTGTAAATTGATTTTAGTCTATAGTCAATCTTTTGTTGACATTTAGTTAAGCACAGTCCATTATACTATGACAAACAACAATAGGAGATAGACATGAAACAGTACGAAGATCCAAACAGAACTAACCCACCTGACGATGGGAACATCTACATTAACCTGATGATGGAAAGTTTCTCAGACTTTGAGAGAGGCGAGTACGATTGCATACATGGTCACGAAGCGGAAGACGGAGAGTCAGATAAATACTACCAAGGTTATGGTCAACAGTATGCCCACGAACAACAAGTAGGAGCAATAAGATGAGTACATGGAAAACATTATCAGCAATAGATTGCAGTAAACACGTAGAGAAGAAAGGCAACCTGTCTTACTTGTCTTGGGCATGGGCATGGCAAACTCTGATGGAGCATTACCCTGACTCGACATATACTTTTAGTGACCCCATGACATTGTGCGGAGAGACAGTAGAGGTATCTGTGAGTGTTAGTGTTAAGGGTATTACTCATACCATGTGGTTACCAGTGATGGACAACAGGAACAAGTCTATTGTTAACCCTACATCCAGAGACATATCAGATGCTCGTATGCGCTGTCTGGTAAAATGTATTGCCATGTTTGGTCTTGGAATATACTTGTACGCAGGGGAAGACTTGCCGCAAGCTGTACAAAATGCTGTAGTATCTGGCGATCAGGCTAAAGAGATCAAAGGGCTACTTGCAGAGCATGGGGTAGATGTTAAAGTCTTTCTAAAGCACTTCAAAGCAACCTCAGTGGATGAGATGTTAGCTGTACACTACTCTAAAGCTGTTGCGGCACTGAATGCTAAGGCTAAAAAATGAAAGGTTTTGTGAAAATAAGAGAAGGAGAATGCCCTGATTGTGGTGACTTCTTGACTGCTAATGTGGTTGAAAATAATGATGTCAGCACTTTTAAAGATGTAAATCTTATTGTGGAATATATGTGCGTAGATTGTTGCGTTAAAATAATCTACAAGTATCCTACAGAAAGTTTTGTTACTAAGGTTCACAATGAGTTAAGGCAGGGCTTAAATAATGATCATCCTAGACCATGAACAAGGAAGTGACGAGTGGTTTGCCTCAAGATTGGGTAGACCCTCTGCTTCCATGTTCAATAAGCTGATTACCTCCGCAGGCAAGGCTAGTTCTCAGGCTGATGGGTACATAAATGACCTGATAGAAGAAAGATTGAAGGGTGTTCGTGTTCCTATTTACGTGAATGAGCATATGGAAAGGGGTACAAGGCTAGAACCTGAAGCTAGAGAGATGTATGAGTTTGTAACTGAGCAAAAAGTCACAGAATATGGGTTTATACTAGACGATTCTGAGGAATTTGGTTGCAGTCCAGATGGTTTTGTAGGAAATGAGGGGGGATTGGAGGTGAAATGCCCTACTGATTCCAACCTGATAGGCTATCATCGTAACAATAAATCCTTTATCAACAAATACAAACAACAAATCATGGGCTGTATGATGATTACTGGGCGTAGTTGGTGGGATTTAATGGCGTACTCTGAAGAACTGCCCCACCTTATAGTAAGAGTGGAACGTGATGATGAGTACATAGAGAAGTTGGCGGCTGAAGTACAAAAGGCTGTTGATATTATTGTAAATGAAACGGAGAATTTAAAATGATAGTAGGATTATCGGTACGGATTGATGTAACAAAGATCGACAAAGAGCGACTATACAAGGGTGAAAAGGGTACTTACCTAAACCTTACCACGTTTGTGGATACTGCCGAGCAAGATCAGTATGAAAACAACGGCTTTATCAGTCAAAGTGTAGACAAAGAAGAGAGAGAGAAAGGTGTCCAGACTCCTATCTTGGGTAATGTTAAGGTTTTCCACACTGATGGGTCAGAACAGCCTAGCACTCCGCAAGCAAAGCAAGCAGTTATTGATGAGGACATTCCATTTTGAGTAAGGACATCCAGATAGGCGGAACCCATTACAAAGACCTTGAAATACAGCCCATAGATTACATCTTGGGCAACCAACTTGGCTATTGTGAGGGAAATGTGGTTAAATACGTTTCAAGGTGGCAGTCTAAAGGAGGAATAGATGATCTCCGTAAGGCTAAACACTACATTGATTTCTTGATAGATCATGAAACGAAAATATAACCTTTTGGTATGCCGCTTATTTAGAAAATTCATTACCTAAAAGGCTGAGAGGTAAGTATAATCGCGCTTCACAGACATAATGGGGTTGAAATGATTACTTACTACATAGTCCTTGTAGTGTGCGGCTTGCTTGCCATTGCAAAAGACGATTTAACAAATTCATAACGCTCTTCGGGGCGTTTTTTTGTGAGGTTCTATGAAGCATTTAGTCATTCCAGATACCCAAGTCAAACCTAATTCACCTACTGACCACCTAAGATGGGCAGGATTGTATGCGGCAGAGAAAAAGCCAGATGTTATCGTGCATATTGGCGATCATTTTGACATGCCTAGCCTATCATCATGGGATGTCGGGAAGAAATCGTTTGAAGGCCGTCGATACAAGGATGATATTGAGGCAGGGATACACGCAATGGAAGTATTCTTACAGCCTATACGAGATGAGCAACAACGGCTAAAGGTAAACAAGCATAAACAGTGGCGGCCTCGCATGGTCTACACACTGGGCAACCATGAAAAC